TCATTCCCGATCTAGAGCGCCTTTCCTACGGTGAGCTGGTCGAAGTATGTCGAGAGCTGGGGGTCTCTTATGTTGGAAACTCGAAGATGCTACGGCAGCGTATCAAGCCCCTTTTGGGGTGAGGTATGCATTGTCGGCGGAGGCCTTTCGGTAGAGGATGTTCCTATCAGTTTTTTGCGAAGACAGCCGAGGCTGCTCTTTGTGAACGATTCAGCGTTACGTCTATCCTCTCTAGCGCCGGATGCGGCGGTGTTTTCCCTGGATCATAATTGGGTCCGCCGCAATCGGGGTTTCCTCTTGGAATTTCCCGGGGAGAAATTTGTTGCTCTTCCTTTAGAGACTTGGCCCGAATGTGCTGCAATTCCAGGGGTGACTTATCTTCAATGGTCTCTTGCGGAAGGTTTGAGCGCGGACCCGACTACCATCTGCACGGGTGGAAATTCGGGATACGGCGCGCTGAACTTGGCTTTCCTGAAAGGATGTCGGAAAATCTACCTGCTAGGGTATGACATGGATCCGGCTCAGGATGACAAGTTCTTCTACTGGATTCCGCGGTTCCGCCGAGCTGCCGAGCAACTACGAGAACGGAAGGTAGAAGTTTGGAACCTGAACCCGGATTCCCATCTTGATGCTTTTCCGAAAGCGCAAATCAGCGATTTTAGCGACTTCCGGGTACCGGGGGTATAAAGGGTCCACCCGAAGCCCTCCGAACGCTCCTAGGCGATCCTAGGGCTCAAAAAGAAGACTCTACGGGGCGGTAAACGCCTTGGAAATGGCGAAAAGGAGGATTTGATGGCTTTTACCTACTCCGGAGATCCGTCGGCCAGTCCGTTGGATGAGGTTCGGTTTCTTATCGGTGATACCGATGTTACCGACCCGCAACTGTTGGATGGCGAGATCAATTACAATTTGAAGCTGATCTACGGATTGAACCCTCCAGCGAGCGGCAATTTCCTTCCTGCCGCTCATTGTGCCGATGCGATCGCGGCCAAGTACACGCGTGCGGCGGAAAGCAAGGCAGTTGGTGATTTGAGCATTAGCTTTGCTCAACGCGTTAAGCAGTACCGGGATCTCGGAGCTAAACTTCGACAACGCGCTACGTTAGCGGGCGTTCCAATCTTCTCCGGAGGGATTTCTCGCGCGGAGAAAGAAGGGAACTACCAGGATACCGACTTGACTCCGGCCGGAATTCGTATCGATGGAATGAACGGGGCGAACCCCATTGCTGCAACAGATATGGGCGATGTGACGGTTGGGCCATAGGAACGAAAATATGTCTCTATCCGACTGGGAAGATCTCTGCCCGCACACCATTTGTTGGGAACCTGTCCTCTCCCGCGATGGCTATGGAAAGCCTACCTACGGGGCTGCTTCGACTTTTCGTGGTCGAAGAGTGTTCAAAATCGAGCGGGTTCCTTCTGGAGGCCAGGGAGAAGGAGCGGTAGTGCTTTCGTCGTCGCAGATCTGGATTCTCGGAACTCCTGAAGTTGGGTACGAAGATCGGGTCTATGTTCAAGGCGACATCAAGTTTCCTCCCATCCTGAACGTCCAGAAATTTCCGGACGAGAGCGGAGACTTTTTTGTGAAGGTCCTCTTGGGGAGTGCCAAGTGAGCGGGTTTCGGTTGCGCTTTGAAATCCCGGACACTCCCTCACCTGAGTTTATGGGATCGATTGCATGGGCAATGGACTGCGAAATGTTTACCGAGGAAGAAATAATCGACCTTATTGCAGATGAACTACTCGATAAGGTGAAGGCGGTAGAAATATGAGAATGCTGACGACTTTCCTTCTGATCGATTCAGTGAAGAAGGGAGGTCCTGGGAGCGGCCCCCATCCCGTCGGTTCTTCTCTTCGAGCTTCTCAGGAGGCTAAACTCGCCGGGAAGAAAGCAGCGGCTTCAGGAAAAGCCAAAGACTATCGAGCAGCGGCGGCAGCGCATCAAAGAGCTTCTGATTTTCATCGGGCTGAGAGCCGAGGGGCTGACTTTCACAGTGTTAAGGCAGACATCCATGCAGGTCAGGCGAAGCGTTTTACCCTCGGCGCGGAATATGCAGAACGCTTTGGAGAAAACCCTGCACCTTATCTCTTTGGAAAGCGAACATGAGCAAAAGCCGCATCACGCTTGAAATTCTAGGGCTAGACCGATTGAAAGATCGGTTTCAGTCTGCCGCCCCCGCCATCCGTCAGGAGGTGTCGAAGGAACTCTATCGCTTTGGGGAAGAGGTGATGGCGGTTAGCAAGCTGCGAGTTCCGGTAGACACTGGAGCTTTGATGAATACCGGAAAGGTTGCACCTCCGGAAATTCAGGGGGAAGAAGTAGCAGTGACTTTAGGATATGGGGACGAGAGTGTCGGATACGCTCTCTTCGTTCATGAAAACATGAACAATGTGAAATGGACGCGCCCCGGCAGCGGCCCGAAATACTTGGAAAATCCTTTGCGGGAGATGCAAGATAAACTCCCAGAGCGAATAACGGAGGCAGTGAAACGAGGATTCCATGCTTCTCGATGACCTAGCAACTTACCTCTTGCACCAGAGCGGAGTGGTGACTACTGCATGGCCCTTGTATAAGGGATATCTTCCGGACGAGACAGATCAAGTGATGGGTGTATTCGAGACCGGAGGAATGCCTCCTGACACTCTTGGAAGAGAGAACACTCGGGTTACTTTCATGATTCAAGTGCGAGGAGCACGCTTGGATTATCAAACGGTCCGCCAAAAATGGCAGGAGGTTTTCGACGCGCTCCAAGACTCCTCTCCTAAGTTAGGGTATGCACTGGTCCAAGCTGCTCATGATGGACCTCTGGTTTTTACTGATCCTAGCGGTCGAGTGAACATGACCGCCAATTTTCGTGCAATCAAGGGGCGGTATGTATGAAGTTCGAAGTTCCTAAACTGTGGGCAGAGCAAACCTGCGTAATCTTAGCTGGAGGTCCTTCCCTTCGCAGTCAAGACCTCTCGCTGCTATCCAATCATCATCCCTGGCCGAAGATCATCGCGATCAACGATAGCTGGAAGCTGCGGCCCTATGCAAATGTCCTGTACTTTTGTGACGCTGCCTGGTGGCGCCGCCAGATCGCTGAAAACGCTTTTTCGACCGACGGAGTCCGCTTTCACGATTTGATTTACAAGGGCTACTGGGTCCATGGAGGTGAAGGGTTTACCGATCACCCTCAAGTTCGTCAACTACCGTTTACGGGACAAGTCGGACTGGAAACCAACCCTGGAGGCCTTCGCTCGGGGTCGAACAGCGGATATCAGGCGATCAACCTTGCTTACCTCTTCGGAGCCAAGAGGATTATCCTTCTTGGATACGATATGCAGTGCATAGGGGGAAGGACGCATTGGCACGATCGTTCGGGGGAACCGCCTGCGAGTTATTTCGGAAACGTTCTTCAGCATGAATTTCTTCCCCTCTTTTCGCACCTTGTAGCTCCCTTGAAGGAAGCGGGGGTGGAGGTAATCAATTCAACTCCAGGGTCGGCTTTGACCTGCTGGCCGCAGATGGATTTGGAAGAAGCACTTTCCGTCTCTTGTTCCGGGGCTCAGCTTCCTGGAAGCGCGGGGTCGACCGTTGCCGTTTGCGGCTGAGCCCTCGGAACGAGCAAAATCTTAGAAGGAGAAACGATTTATGGCAACGAACACTTCGATGAACATCGGCCACCGGAAAAATTGGGCATCTTTAGGAGATCGGAACTTCGAGTCTTCGGGGACCGTTTTGTACGTAGCGGTTCGAGAACCGACGAGGTTTCTTGGCGCTCTTTACCACAAAGGTGAGTCTCTCACCTTCGATGTCGGAGGGGCCAGCTACAGTAAGCAGGCGCTTCATGAACTGCGACTGCTCTGGAATAACGACGCAATCAAACCGGCGGTTTAAGAATGCCCTTCAGCGCTACGGCTTTCATCTGTCTCTACAATGAAGCTGACATCATCCGAGACGTTATTCGTCATCTTGGCGATCAAGGAGTTGGCGTTTACGTCATCGACAACTGGAGTACTGATGGGAGCGGGGAGATGGCTCGGGAGTTCTGGTTAGAGGGGTATGAGAAGTTTCCAGCGGACGGTCCCTCGCCTTATTACTCTTGGGGTCCGCTACTTCGTAGGGTGGAAGCCTTAGCGCATCAGTCTACATCGGATTGGTGCCTTCTTCACGATGCCGATGAAATTCGGAGGAGTCCCGTTCCAGGGGAATCCCTTCTAGAAGGGCTGGAGCGAATAGACCAACAAGGGTATACGGCGGTCAATTTCCAAGTCTACCACTTCATGCCGGTGGACAACAATTACGCAGGAAATCCCGAGCAGCACTTCCGTTACTATACCTTAGGTCATGGAGACTGCCAGATGCGTCAGGTTAAAGCCTGGAAGCGATCCGGGTACCGAGTTGATCTGGCGAGTACGGGCGGTCACTTCGCGAAGTTTCCGGGGGTTGTAGTTAGCCCGGAGTTTTTCATCCTGAAGCACTATCCTCTTCGTAGCGCTAAGCAGGCCGAGAGGAAGGTTTTGGTCGAAAGGATGGGGCGCTACGACCCGCAGGAGCGGGCTAAGAAGTGGCACGTGCAATACAACGACTTGGCAATCTCTCGGCAGTGGCTTTCGCGGCCGGAAGATTTGAACGAATGGCAGGAGACGGTTCCGCCGCCGGTTTTACCTTGTCCGGCGGCTTTGGTGAGAGGAGATTGAAATGCAGATGCTGACTACGATGCTTCTAGCTGAGGCAGTGAAAAAGGGCGGACCGGGTAGTGGACCTCATCCGAATGCCGCAAACGCTACACGTTCTGCTCGTTTGAAATCAAAGGTTGCAGATGCGACGGGAAAGAGAGCGGATCATGCAATGGCAGCGCGAGCTCATGATCTTGCTTTCAGAGCGCATCGCGAAGCTGCCCGGAACGTTTCTCAAGATCGAGCAAAACAGTATCATCAACAGGTTGCCGAAGAGCATCGTACTCTGGCGGCATCGCACGCTATAAGCGCTAATCGCCTTCCTATAGGATGAATCATGTCGGTCGCTGTTGTCATTCCCAATTTGAACTATGGTCAGTACCTAGAGCGTGCAATCAGGAGCGCTCAGAACCAGACTATTCCTCCGGCGGAGATTCTCATCGTCGATGGGGGCTCTACGGACAACTCGAAAGGGATTGTCGACGATCTTTGTGTCGGGTGGATCGAAACTCCGCCGCGTCGACAAGCGAACGCTCGGAATACTGGTATTCAGCAGACGCGATGCGAGTTCATCGTTCCTTTGGATGCCGATGATTGGATTGAATCGAACTACATCGAACGGTGTCTTGACCCGCTCTTGGCCGATGAGCAGATTGGAGCGGTTGCTCCGGACTTGGTATGGCCCGACGGTCGGATTCAACCTACGACTCCACCTTTCACTCTTGAGAGGTTTCTACGAGGCAACTTGATGTTCTGCGCTTCGATGTTCCGCCGGGAAGCGTGGGAATCGGTAGGCGGATATAACGAGGCCGAAGGAATTTACGAAGATTGGCTCTTTTGGGGGTCGCTTGTCGCTGTCGGATGGAAAATCGTTCCACTCCATGAGTCCCTTTTTCATTACAATCCGCACTCGGGTTCCTCGACCGACCGGATGCCGGCGAATGGGGACTTTCTCTACCGCCAGTTGACGCAGAAGAAATTGAGTGAGTATGCAGAAGCGGTCCGGGGACTCCAAAATGTCTGATCCGAACCTCGAATTCTATCAGCGCACCCGCCCCATTCAGGAGTACGATCTTCACATCCCAGATGTGGGGGGTTGGTTCCCCCTCGAAAATCGTATCGAGATGGAAAGGTTGATTCGAGATCTCGATTGCCATACAGCTATCGAAATTGGCTGTATGGTAGGACTATCTAGCGCATGGTTGGCGCAACGCCTGGATCATGTTTGGTGCGTAGACCGTTGGTATGAACCCGCCACAGTAGCAAGTAACAACAATCTGGTTGGGGTCCTAGAAGTTTGCGGTCTCCCCAACGACTTCTTTCCGATCTTCGAAGCAAACATGCGTAGGATAGGGGTCTGGGACAAGATCACTGTCGTTCGCGGCGACTCGGATAAGGTTGTGGATTTGGTTCCGGAAGTGGATCTGGTCTACGTGGACGCCGATCATAGCTATGCGGGTTGTCTTAGCGACATTCAGTTGTATTGGCTCAAGGCACGAAAGGTGATTTGCGGCGATGACTATGATCGAGGAGAGCGGAAAGATTTTGCCGTGACCGCTGCTGTAAGCGCCGCTCTCCCTATGCATAAAACTCAAGGACCCTTTTGGTGGTGCGTGAAATGAGAATCGCGATCTTGAACCGGGAGCGAATCTGGGAGGGCGGAGATCTGGTTGCGATCGATGCAACGATGGCGGCTCTTCGAGGGCTTGGAGTTGAATGCGAATATGGACCAAAAAGTCTAGAAGGTTTTGATCTGGTTCACATCTTCCACGTGAACTATCCGTGGAGTCGGGAAAACTTCGAACGAGTGAGAGCTGCACGCCTTCCATACGTAGTGACCCCGACTTTTTACCCGGAGAATCGAGGAATGGAACCTGTGGAGATTCTCAAATACCTTCAGGCCGCAGCGCGGGTTCTTCCCTTTTCGCGATGGGAAGCGGAGGAAATGTGTTCTTGGATAGACGGGAGGGTTCCTTACCTGACTATTCCAAATGGGACGGCTCCTGAATTCTTCGCGGACAATGCTGAGTCGGAACGGGCGGGGGTTATTGCCGTTGCCGCTCGTGCTGATGATGGAAAACGTTGGGAGGTGATTTCCGCAGCCTGCGCTCGGTTGGCGATTCCCTTTGCTTTGGCCTGCGAGCGCCCGCGATCTGAAATGCCTGCGCTCTATAAAAGAGCGCGACTTCTGGTTTCGGCTAGTGGGACTGAGCGGATGTCTTTGGTAATCGGGGAAGCTCTTTGTGCGGGGTGCCGAGTTCTTTCGACTGCCGCGAATCGTGGAAATGAATGGTATGGGCCGGAGCTGAGAACCGTTGATCCGAATGGATCTATTGAGTACTTCATGAAACAGATCCAGGACGCTTATTTTTCTTCGGAGTGGGACTTCTCCCCTAATGACAAAGCTCGTCAACTGACTTGGGGAAGGACGGCGCGAGCCCTCTTAGAAGTTTACCAACAGTGCTCTGACGGAGTTCTATGCTAGCCCCACAACAGCAGGCGGAAGTTCGATTCTGGCAGGATGTCTTCTTCAAGGAAGAGGGCGGAAACGTCGATAGCTACCTGCGGCGTCGACGTGCAGACTACCAAGCAGCCGAAGTTTGGTTCCTTCCGACGATTCAGGAAGAAGAAGGCCTGGGTTTGGATCTCGGTTGCGGTTTGATAAGCTTACTGGGGATGCGGGGAACTCCAGTAGTAGCGGTAGATCCGTTGCTTGAAGAATATCAGCGGATGCTTCATGACCCGTCTCCTCACGTGACCTACCAAAAGCAAACTGGGGAAGGTCTCTGGTTTCAAGACCAGGGCTTTGATTACGTTTGGTGTATAAACGTGATTGATCACACCCCAAACCCCGAGCAGATGGTTGCGGAGATTGTTCGAGTTCTGAAGCCCGGAGGTCATCTCTATTTTTCGGTCAATTTCGATCCGGAACTTTATGCCCCTCATTACCACCTCTGGAACCGCTCAAAAGTAGATCAAATGATGGGCGCGTTGAAGCTGTTGGAAGGAGCGGAGCGGTGGTTTTCCGAGCACAACAAATTCGTTTTTACGGGGATATACCAACGTGCCTAATGTCACTCTGGTTACTCTGTCAGGGTTTTCCGACATCTTCAACCAGTTTCAGGCTAACGTTTCTACGTTGGAACCTCGGGTGAAGAAGATTTTGGTTACTAGCCGAGGGATGGTTCCTCCGAATGTTTCTGGATTTGAGATCATTCGAGGAGTAGAACCTTTTTCGTTCCCGCGAAATGCAAACCTAGGGATTCGAGCGGCTCCTGAGAAGGACGATATCCTGCTAATGAATGACGACGCACGTTTTACCCAGCCAGGGACGATTCAGTGCCTCCAGGAAATCGCCTACTCGCAGTCGGACATCGGGGTTTTGTCGCCTCATATCGAGGGAGAGGCGGACAATGCTTTTCAGACCGATCATGCTCGGTTTCCGGGAGGCCTCGCCTTCTGCGAACGGCGGTTATGCTATATTTGCGTCTACTTGAAGCGGGAGGTCTTGGAAGCCGTGGGTCTTCCGGATGAACGATTTTCCGGTTATGGCTTTGATGATCAGGATCACTGCTTGCGAGTTCTTCTTTCTGGAAGAAAACTGGCGGTAACCTCGGAGGTAACAGTGCTCCATGGGTTTGCAGGCTCTCGCTGCTCTTCTAGTTTTCGGCGAACCTTGGCGAATCGATTTGTTTCGGGGAGAGAAATGTCAGCCCGCTTTCGAGAGAAGTGGCTATCGCTTTCGATAGCGTCGGATGTAGTAGACCGCTACTTGAGGGAATAATGAACACTCCAGGCGTTAGCATTATCACGGCAACCGGGTGTCGACCGGAAACTCTTGAACTCTGTGGAGAGTTCATTGCTCGTCAAGATTATGAAGGCCCGCTGCAATGGGTTATAGTAGATGATGGAGAAATTGTGACGGGAATTGAAACTCCTCGCGAGGGGGTTCTTCTCACTCATATCTATCCGACCCCGGCTTGGAAACCTGGAGACAACACGTTAGCGAGAAACCTCCTAGCGGCTCTCTCGGAAGTTCAGCACGACTTCATCGTCTTTATGGAAGACGATGACTGGTACTCCCCGCAATATATTGCGGCTCAGGTGCGGTACTTGGCAGAAGGGTTCAAGATCACGGGTGAAGTGCCCGCCTACTACTACCATCTTCCTACTCGACGCTACTGGGCGCTTCGGAATCAAGCGCACGCATCTCTCTGTCAAACTGCTATCCATAGAGAGATGCTTCCCACCCTTCAGCTAATCTGCGAATCGCCAAACACTTCTCAGTTTATTGACGTTCGGTTGTGGGAACATATCACGGCTCGCCGATCGTTTCATGGAGGTCGCCGAGTAATCGGAATGAAAGGGTTGCCTGGCCGACCTGGAATTGGAGTAGGCCATCGCCCCGAAGTTGGCGGG